CAGGGTCGTCGTGGCATCTATGACTTCCGCGTAGTCTGCGATGAAACAAACAATACTCCTGAAGTTATCGACCGTAACGAATTTATCGGCGACATTTATATCAAGCCTGCTCGTTCAATCAACTTTATCCAGTTGAACTTCGTAGCAGTTAGAACTGGTGTTGCCTTCGAAGAAGTAGTCGGTAAGTTCTAATCGTTAATGTAGCATAAATAAACAAAAGGAGTAAAGACAAATGGCTTCATTTAATGTACAAGAGTTTAGAGCGCAGATGACAGGTGACGGCGCCCGCCCAAACCTGTTTAACTGTGAACTACCGTACTTAGGAAATTTGCTTGGCACAGCAGCGATTAAGTATAACTTTATGTGCCGCGCCGCTCAGTTGCCAGGTGATACAGTAAACATGGTACCTGTCAACTATTTTGGTCGTGAACTAAAGTTTGCTGGTAATCGTCAATTTACAGAATGGACAGTTACAATTATCAACGATGAAAACTTTGTTATTCGTAACGCTTTTGAATTGTGGATGAGCAAACTAAACTCTCACGTATCAAATCTACGTGCAAATGGTTTTAGAAATCCTGCAAACTATCAGCAAGACGGATTTGTAACTCAGTTTGGTAAGACGGACGCAATTCTAAAGATATACAAATTTATCGGTATGTTTCCAATTGATATTTCTCCAATTGAACTAGATTGGGGTGCAAATGATACTATCGAAGAATATGCTGTAACATTCGCTTATCAGTGGTGGGAATCCGATACTACAGACAGTGTTGCTACCTCTGGTGCACCATCTATTGCTGGTGCATTTACATCGCCTCTAGGCGCTTAATATATAAGAAGAGGGGAGAGATTTTCTCTCCCCCTTTTTATCGGAGGATCGTAGGTGGTTCAATTATTTGGTTTTGAGATTTCACGAAAAAAGACGAAGCAAGATACTGCTTCCACAGTAGATACCAATAAGTCGTTTGCCTTGCCGCAAAACGACGATGGTGCTGTTACGATCCAATCTGGAGCGTACTATGGAACATACGTTGACTTAGATGGTGTTGTTCGTAACGAAATCGAACTTATTACACGATATCGTGAAATGTCAATGCAGCCAGAATTGGAAACGGCAGTAGACGAAATCGTTAATGAGGCCATCGTAAACACAGCCAAAGATAAGGCTGTGGAAATTAATATGGATGATTTGAAGCAACCCGAGTCTGTAAAAAAGAAAATTCGTGATGAGTTTGATATCGCTCTAAAACTATTGAACTTCGGTAACATGGGTCATGATGTATTCCGTCGTTGGTATATTGACGGTCGTATGTTCTATCATGTAATCATCGATGACAGCAGCCCAGCTAAAGGTATTCAAGAACTAAGGTATATTGATCCTCGTCGTATTCGCAAAATCCGCGAAATACAGAAGACGAAGGATCCTCGCACAACCATCGATGTCATCAATAAAATCAACGAATACTACCTCTACAACGAAAGAGGAATTATTGGCGCTCATTCTAACTTGGGCGCAAAGATTGCCGTAGATGCAATCATCAATGTCAATTCTGGTCTAATGGATAGCAAGAGAGCGATGGTTCTTTCGTATCTGCATAAGGCCATCAAACCTCTAAACAACTTGAGAATGATTGAAGACGCAACGGTCATCTATCGTCTCTCACGCGCACCCGAGCGCCGCATTTTCTATATCGATGTTGGTAACATGCCAACAATCAAGGCTGAACAATATCTAAAAGATATCATGACCAAGTATCGTAACAAGCTAGTTTACGATAGCACGACTGGTGAAATCAAAGATGACCGTAAACATCTTTCTATGTTGGAAGATTTCTGGCTTCCTCGTCGTGAAGGCGGTAAAGGTACAGAAATTACAACTCTTCCTGGCGGTCAAAATCTTGGCGAATTGGAAGATGTAAAATATTTTGAACGCAAGTTATATAAAGCACTTGGCGTTCCTATTGGTCGCTTAGAACAGCAACCAGGCGGCGGCATTCTAGGTCGCTCAACAGAAATTACTAGAGAAGAACTAAAGTTTTCAAAGTTCATTGACAGACTACGCAATAAGTTTGCTACGCTATTTGATGACATTCTTCGTGTTCAATTGGTACTCAAGAAAGTTTGTACCGAAGAAGAATGGAAAGAGTTCAAAGAAGATATCTACTATGACTTCAAAAAAGATAACAACTTTGATGAACTAAAAGAATCTGAACTTCTGATGAATCGTATTGCCACTCTACAGGCAGTAGATCCATATGTCGGTCGTTATTATTCCATGCAGTGGGTACGTAAGAATATCCTCATGATGGATGACGAAGATATTGAAGAAATTCAAAATCAGATAGAAGAAGAACAAGCGGCAGCAACACCTACTGACGAACAGGGTAATCCAATTCAAACGGATGACCAAGGCAATCCATTATCTACACAAGCACTCACACCTACTCCAAATATTGTTCCGCCAACTCCACAAGAGGGAATGATGCAACAATATATGGCCCAGCAGGGTGTACCGCCAGAGCAGCAACCAGTTCAGGATGGCACAGGTAAAGATGAAATGGATCCATTAGATATGGGAATGGATGCCGACCGTGAGCGCAATCGTCGTAGATTTGTCAATGATACTTTGGAGCCAGCCCGTTGAAGAGATTTAACGAATACTTAGAAGAAAGTTTAGCCGCAGAGGTTAAGTCAGAACCTAAGACAGCCGCTTCGATGGAAGCCAGAAGACTTGGCTTGTCTTATATGGGCTTTGGTCGTTATGCAAATAGCAAGGGAGAAGTTGCTTATATTGTTCATAACGACAGACTTGTTCCATATAAGACACAAGAAGATGTGCAAGGAATGTATCAAAAAGCACATGAAATGCCGTCTACAGGAACAAATAAATCAAAAACTTTAGTGGCGCAAGCCGACGAACATAATAGAATATTAACTAAACGTTTCGTGGAAGATGAAAAGATTGCTAATCGTAAAATGAAAGAAGCAATCAAAACAAACAAGATTCTAACAAAAGCGTTTCCCGCTTCTATGTTTGATGAAAAGGAAATGGCAGCGTTTCAGGAATATACAAATGAAGGATTTGGACCAGTAAACAGATATCTTTACAAAGGTCTTGACGATGACGCAACTCAAGAAGATGCTGATTACATTAATGGTGTCATCGAAGGTATGGATTCTGCCTTTTCTAATTCTCAAGCGCCTATGAACTATACGGTATATACTGGACTTTCTCAAAGATATACCTCAGATAAATTTGTGCCAGGTAAAGATTATATCTTTAAAGGTTATGTTTCCACAACTTTAGATTACAACACGGCAATTGAATTGTTTACTGAACAGAATGAAGATTCCGTAATTTTGCAGATTGAAGTTTCGAAAGGACAAAACGCTATACATGTTAGCGGTTTCAGTAACGTTAACGCAGGAGAAGGCGAAGAGTTTCAAACGGAAGAAATGGAAACAATTCTACCTAGAGGATCTAAAGTCAAGATAATATCTGGACCTCATGTTGTCATGACAAATGCAATAAACAGTGATAGATATGGCGGTGAATGGTCAGTCAATATTTTCCATTGTCAATTGATACAAGATATATAAATATAATACTAAACGTTTAGGAGATAAAAATGTCAGTAAACAAAGCATTAGATAGTGTTCTAGCAAACAACCTAGACGAAATGCGTACACATTTTTCCAATGCTCTTTCTACAAAGGCTGTAGAGAAGTTGGAAGAGCGCAAGTCTGTTATTGCTCAGAACTACTTTGGTAAGACAAAGGAATAATACATCATGAAAAGCATCAAAGACCTAAGAGAACAATACAATCTCATTACGGAAAAAGAAGAAGCGGAAACTAAAAAGTTAGCCGCTCTTGTTCGTGCTGGTCTATTTGATGCTAAGAAACTAACTTCACTAAAACGCGCTCTTGATAAGCCGGTCGATAAGATGACTGCACAGGAAAAGCGTATGCTTCTCAACTTGCTTGATGCTCTTATGTCTGAGGTTCTTTCTAATCAACCTGTTTATCAGAAAGTTAAGCAGAATGTGATGAAAGAAGCAGTTGTAGTTGACACAAAAGATTATCTCACAAAGATGGATCCTAGAGTCAAGAGATATGGTTATTCTCAAAAAGAAGTTCCATCTGTTCTTCTACTAAAGCGTAAGGCTATTCGTGTATTTCCTGATGGTGAAAAAGTTGCGTTGTATTATGCACAAGCAATCGATAAGTATGTTTCTATTCCATTCAGTGAGATTGGAATTAATGAAAACTGGGCAATGACAGCTCTTCGTGGTATAAGAGATTATCTTACCCGCGACGATTCTTCTAATAATACAAACAACACAAACAAAGAAGAAGATCCTATTGCAAAAGAACTAAAACCATTGAGCAGAGAAAAGACTAGACTAAAAATCTCTACTGATGATGAGATTAAAAGTAAGCCATATAGAACTGGTGTTGATGCTAATATGGAAAGATTAGCAAGAAATGCTAACATTGAAATGGCCAAAGGCGTTAGAGAAAGCTTTAAGAATAAGCTAAAGTCATTGAATGAGTTTAAAGAAGCGGTTCCAGGTCAAGAAAGTAAATTTAAAAAATCTTTAGAAGTTAAACCTAGCACAAGACAAGATTTAAAAGGTTCAACAAATAAAAAATATATTCCTAAAAAAGTGGAAGTTAAACCAGGTAAAGTACCTAATCGTTTACAACAATATAGAGATGATGCTGCAAAAAGATTAGCTCGACAAGCGGCAGAAAAAACAGCAGAAAAAACTGCTGTATCTGCAACAAAAGCGGCACCATCTATTGTTAGTAGAATTGCACCTTATGTTTCAGATGCATTGAAGTTAGGTGGAAAAGCGGCTGGCCTTGCTCTTGATCCGATTATTAGTGCAAAACCTGCTGGTTCTAAGCAAGAACGTGAATGGGAACTTTCTAATGTTAGAAGACAACAGGCTAAAAAAAGTTCAAAAGCTCAAAATTGGCCAGGTGCTGGTACAACAGGTTTAGGTGATATTAGACCTAAAACTAAAGTTGCAACACCTCCAGATAGGCCTATTGGTACTTTACCAAAAGCAAAAGCA